GATTCTGCAGCTCCTGATACATTGTATCTTAATTCTGCAAGAGTTAAAATGCCAATAACATTAAATTTAACATCTCCTTCAAGAATTAATGCCACAGGTTATAGTGCATATTCAACAGGTGGACAAATATCTTTCACAGATTCTGGATGGGATTTTGACTCAGCTTCTTTCTCTAAGTTAGGAACAAGAGCAACAGTTATTAATTCACAAACAGCAATTAATAGATTGATAGTTGGTAATCAATTTGATGGATCAGGATTTACTTATGGTGATTCAATACAAGAATCAGGCGGTGTAGCTCAGGCTATACTTAAAGATTCTTCAGCCACACACGGTCAAATCGGTTATGTAATGACATTTGATGGATTCACTGTACAACCTAAAGAAGGTGGTTCGGTATCATTTGTTACAGATTCTGGTTTAGCAACCGACTCTGGATATGATTCAAATAGTTATGTTATCCAATCAACTTCAGAATGGGATTCAGCTACTGGCCAAATCACATTAGCATTCTCAACTATTAAAGACACATTAAGACCAGCCTTCCACGCGCAAGCGGTTAGAGTTCGATATAGATATAGTCAGACAAGATTAACTGGCCATGATTTCTTAAGTATCGGAACTGGTAATAAGACTTTGACAAATTACCCAGGTACTCCTTTACAAGGATCAGCTCAAGGTAATGAGACAATAGAGAAAAATACAGGTAGAGTTTACTTTGTATCTACTGACCAAGACGGTAACTTTAGAGTAGGTAAGTATTTCCGAATTGATCAGGCAACTGGTAGAGCAACACTTGATGCTTCTGCTTTTGACCTTGCAGGTCTTACATCATTGAGACTTGGTTCCATTGGAGCTAAGTTGGGTGAGCAAATAAATGAGTTCTCTTCCGATGGTACATTGGCGGGAGGTTCAAACAAAGCGGTTCCAACAGAAGGCGCAGTAAAAACTTATGTAGATACGCAGATAGCTAATAATGCTTCTATCACTCTACCTAAGACAGCAAAAACTGGAGAGATTGCATTTGAAAAGTACATTGGTTTTGAATCTCATGAAATGGGATCAACTCATAATAGAACAACTGAGAGGCACAGTCAACCAGCTGGATCTGTCAAAATAGCGAAAAAAGACTTTTAACTTTATTTAGAGGAATAAAAAAATGGCAACAGTTGATACGGTAAAAACCGCACTAATCAACAAACTTGAGACTTCTATTACTTCTGCAAGTCCGGAGCAACTAGCTTATATTGCGAAAGCAGTAAATTCTATTGAGCCTCCAATTGCATGGGCATCTCAGGATAGTTCTTTCTCCGGAGTGAATTATTCAGGTTATTTTGTTAACACAACTAATGGAGAAGTTACAGTTACTCTTCCAAACGTTGGTGGTAACACAGTAGGAGATGGAAGAATCAATATTGTAGATGTAAAGCAAAACTTTCAAACTAACAACCTAGTAATTGCACCTTACGGTACAGACAAAATCTTAGGACAAGACAGCGATATCTTAGTTGATACTATGGGTATTGGTCTTCAACTAGTTTGGTCAGGCGACACAAACGGCTGGCAGTTCTTAGTACAAGGCTAATAAATAGTAATCGAATGGAGCTAATATAAAATGGCAAAATACTTATCACAAAAAATTAGAGCTGGCGCTCCTGATATTACTAGATGGGATGGTTGGTGTTCTTGGACGTTTGTTCCAAATAACATGAATACTTTTGATCTATCACCTTGTGAATATCTGCGTCATAGGACACATTGGTGTGTACCAGCTGGAACTACCTGTGCAGTCATAGAAATATGGGGCGGCGGTGGAGAAGGATCAGGAGTTTGTTGTTGTCAAATGGCTACACCTTCCGGTTCTGGAGCTTACGCTAAGAAAACAATTAAAGTTTTGGAGGGAGATTGTTACTTCGTCCACGCGGGATATCAATTCTGTTGTAGATCTTCGACGGGTGGTGCAGTTTGTAGCACAGGTCCTAGAACTTTCGATAGAAACACATATGTTATTGGACCGAACCTCGCAAACTTCTGTGCTCAAGTCGGATACCCTGGAGTAGCAGTATGCTGCCCTAGACAGTTCCTTGATTCAGGAGGAGCATCAGGCGGAATAGATGGAGCATCACGTTGGAGAAGTAAATCATTCCAATCTGGTGATTCAGGATATGCAAAATTTTACGGTGCAGATTATGGAGCATGCGGATTACCCGGAATGTTACAAATGCCTGCATACGATTCAGCTGCAGACTCAGCAAGATCAGCAACTTTTGGAAATATTCCAAAAACTTTCAAACAATTAGTACCTTATCCAGGTGGATATTTTGATTGTAAAGGTGGGCATGTTGTAGTAAGAAGTTGTGGAACACAATCTCCAGCTGGTTTAGGTGGACAAGAGCAATCAAATAAAACAGGTATTCATATGGGCAGAAGTTGCACATGTCAACCGGTTTATATCGAAGCAGGCTGGGGAATCCCTGGCTCATGGACTTCCGTTGATGCGATATGTTGTTCTGCGCCAAGTCGCCCAGGTAAAGTTAGAATCACGTATCGTTAAACGGAAAAGGTTTAGGAAATGGCAAAACTACTAAGAAAATTAGCTCCGGGTTACTCGGATACGATGCCAGCTCCAGACTGGTGCGAAATGATTATGTTTGAGGCTCGGCAAAATGCTGAATCAGAACAAGGTGAAATATACGGCGCCGCTTGCGGAAGATGGTGCGTACCGGGAGGAACTGCAGGGTTTGTACCAAAAAGTGATAGCGATTACGGTGGCAAACGAGCGAAAGAATTAATTTGGGACGTATGGAGTGCAGGATCTTCTGGTTGGGGATCATGTTGCTGTATGGGAGGCCCGCCAAGTGATGCTGGAGTTTACCATAGAGAATGTCACAAAGCTTTAAGAGGCGATACATATTGTTATGTCAATGCATTCGCTGGGTGTTGTAAACCGTCTTCACATGATCAATATTGTAATGCTTGTCTTAGATCAGCACTCACATGCTGTACTATGTTTGTAGCTGGAGGAGTTTCTGGTCCAAGTAGATGTTGGCACGGATATTGTTGTGGTGATACTACTACAATGTCCAGTGTTGGTAATAATTTAAGTGCTTGCATTAATGAAGGTCCAGGTAATGTACCTTTTAAAACAACAATAATGACGCATTGTAGTTGTCAAGCTTTAACTGGTTATACACATCCTCAAACAAGAACTTGTGCTCATGCTTCAGGAATGGAAGTAGGTAGACAACCTTTTAATGCTTCAGAAAAATATTGTGGTGGTAAAAACTGTGTTCCAATAGGAAAAGCAGAGCCTATGCCGGGTGGAGGAATGACAATATCATGTGCTTCTGAATTCGGTGATGGTGGTGTGTTTAATGCTTCAGGAACGTGTCAATTAAGATATAAAACTGATGCTAGAAAATTTGGAAGTAGTTTTATTACAAATAACTGTTACAATGGTTGCGCCGTTTGGTTATGTGGCATGCACTTTTGGAATAGATTTCAATATAACGATCCAACACATGTCACATCAGGCTCAGCTTATATAAATATGGCAACACGGAACGCTCAGGCTGCTGGTGGATGGAATTGGACTAACTACATGCATTGCGCATTAGGTGGGCAAGGGACCAATAATTGTACGCCTAATCTAAGAATGATTGGCGGTGGTGGTGTTCCAGCAAGAGTATGTGCTGGGGCATGTTGTTGTAGCGGACCCGGTATGATGGGTGCAATTATAGTTAAGTATAGATAGGATATAACAATGGCTAAAAACTTAAGAAAATTTGCACCTGGAATGTCAGATAGAATACCAGCTGAAGATTGGTGCGAATTTATAGTATTAGAAACTAGGTGCGAAGCTTCATCTCACAGAGAAGTTATATATGGATCTTCTTGCGGAAGATTTTGTGTGCCATCGGCATCAGGTCATACTCCAAAAAGTGATAGTGAATATGGTGGAGTAAAACCTACATATATGCAAATTACTGCTTGGTCAGCTGGAGGTTACGGAGCCGGAGCATGTTGTTGCATGAATGGAGCTCCTGGTGGCGGCGGCTATCCTAGTAGGACATGTCGAAAACTAAAAGCCGGTGATACATATTGTTATGTAACTGCTCATGGCGGGTGTTGTTATCCAGAATCAGCAGGATGTAACGGGTGTTTTAGTCAGATTCGAGAAGCTCTCAGTTGTTGCACAAATTGTAACGAAGGTGGCAGATGTGGAAGATCAATATGTTTCTTCAACTATTGTTGTCACGATAGAGTAGGTGAAACAACATCTTGTGCACCACATAATCCTGCTTTTGCAAGAGCTGATGTACCACAAAACGGTACACTATCAACTGCTTGTCCTGAAAAGACTGATTATAGATTCCATACACAATTTGTACTAAACTGCAACCAAAAAGGTGAGGCGGACGGGCTGAATAACCAGACAATGCCAGGTGGGCATGGTAGAAGACCATGGGATGCTAACAGTAGAGATGATAAAAATTCAATACCCGGCGGAAATGATAAAGATAATCAATTTAGAAATTCAGATCCTACCGTAAATGACGGCGTTTGCTCAGCTCCCGAAAGAAGTAACAGATTTAGAACCTCGAACGATAGAGGACATTCTTATGGGTATAACGGATATGTTTCTAGAAATTGTCACTGGGGTTGTGCAGCATGGATGTGTGGAGATCATGAATGGTCTTGGGGTAATATGGACTATGATAGAACATCAGGACCATCATGGTTAAATCTTCCTCGACAGCACTCTTCAATGACGTGCGGTGGATTTAATACAACCCAATGGCAGCATTGTATGCTTGGTGGAACCGGAGCAGAAAATTGTTGGCAAAATATAAGAATGGTCGGATATGGATCAGCAACAGCTACAGTTTGTGGTGGTCCATGCTGTTGCGGTGGAAATGTTCCAAACGGCATGATTAACTTTAAATACAGGTAAAGGTATATAAAAATGGCTAAGAAATTATCAACACTATTGCCAATGACAGATATGGCATCTGGTCAATTCAAGGGTCAGAGTATATTCTGGAAACCTGGAGTTGAAGGATGGGCTGCAGGCAACACGCAACATCTAAATGAGATTGGTTTATCTAAACATAAATGGAAAGTTCCAGCTGGAGCAAAACTAGCAACCTTTGAAATATGGGGAGGCGGCGGAAATGGTGCAGCAGCACATTGTTGCATGCAAGGAATACCCGGAGGTTCAGGTGCTTATGCATATAAAACAATTAAAGTAACTCCAGGCAATTGTTATACTTTTTGTAGTATGATTGATAAGCATTGTTGTAATAACTATACTGCAACTGAAGGTGCAATTGATGATGGAAAGTTAATGCATGCTACGAAGGGTGGAAACACAAGCATATGCGGTCCGGGTCTTACAAACTTCTGTGCAGAAGGTGGTAATCCTGGTGTATCATGTTGTTACTTCTTCCATCAATATAAGCACAATGAATATCAATTCATGTGTGACTTACTTGGTAGAGTATTAGAAGATTCTGATTCAGATAGATATAGAAGAGGAAGATATTTTGGTACAAACACAGGTGCAAGAGGAAACTATGGAATAACTCAAATGGGTTGTTGTGGTAGTGCTTGGACAGCTGCAAACTGGTGTGGTATTAAAACCGGAACACCTTTCCCAGGTGGATTACATATGTGGGGAAGAAGTGCTAGAGGTGGTGTTAATCATAAAGGATTGAATTATTATTGTCAATGTTATATGGATATTCATGATGGTGCTTCAGCAAGACTGGCACACTCAGTAATCGGTGGATCTTGGTTTTCTAAGGTTCCTGGAGAAGGTGGATTAACTGCAGCTACGGCAGCAGGACCATGTTGTTGTGGTGAACAAGGTGCATTTGGTGCAGTAAGAGTTAATTGGGAGTAGAGAAAATGGAAAGAACGGTAAAAACATTCAAGTATGCTCTACCTGACGCTTACACGTCTAGCATATCGAGTAAAAATCTTGAAGGAACTTGGACCTATAAAGGACCAAGGTATCTTAATTTAGAATTTAGTAAAGCGGGCAAAGTATTGAGTGCAGAGCCTCTTACTTCATGGGAAGACTATGAAGATCAAGCTATGAATGATGGTAATCCTCATAACAACCTCATGTTAGATTGTGAAGATAGCGGTCATGCATTGTTAGCATGTATATTCAAGGGTAATTTTGATTCAGATACAGGTGATTCAGATGTATTCAATCATCTATCTCAAACATTACCAAATGGTAGCGTTTATAAAAGACCTGATCCTACTGCTCCTGATCATACATATGAAAAAAATGATATGATCTTTGATATGAATACAAAGAAATGGCAGACTCCATATCCTTTTTTCAGGCCTTGGACAGGCTGGAAAAATGTAGATATAGCTATTCAAGGTGAACGTCAACTTTATACTGAGACTAAAGCATCAGATGCTTGGACAGATATGAGCGCAGATAGTCAAGGTGCATGGGACAATTGGGATTCTGATACAGGTACAGTATCGGCTAAAATGAAAGCTCTTAATTTACCTGCATACATGTATACTCCAAAACCATGGCCAGGTCAACCATCAGATATATTTGCTGAAGTAGATGCATATCCTGCTAACGATAGTGCGGAACCAACATAATTGGGTATATTACACAGAACCCTTAATAAGAGCTGCTATATATAATATTAGTATAGCAGCAATAGAGCTATTATATAATTAATTTACAATTTACACGTGAGGTGATAAGTGGAAAATAGAAGTACGGCGTTTTTCGTCAACGGCGGAGCTGGTAGAGTATTAAGCTCTATCCCAGCTTTCGAAGCATATGAAAAAGATCATCCCGAAGATGACTTTATTATTGTATGCGAAGGTGGTATGGACATGTTTATGGGTCATCCCACACTGCATGATAGATGCTACGATAACTGGCACAAAGATCTGTTTCATGATAAAGTGAAAAATAGAAACTGTGTTTCTCTTGAACCATATCGTGTTTGGGAATATTACAATCAAAAAGCAAACTTAAGTCAGGCCTTTGATATTCAAATGTCAAATAAAGGTCCGCGTAAGTTAGACAGACCATCAATGAATTTAAGTTCAGTTGAATATGCTGAAGGCGTCAGCATGGTTAAAGAAGTGAAAGAAAAATCTGCTAAACAGAGAGTTGTTGTATTTCAGCCTTACGGTAGAAGTACTCAACCTGTTGGTGACGCTTTGGTTGATCAAGGTGGAAGAAGTTTTCATCCAGATGACGTAGTAAAAATCGTTAAAAAGCTTCAAGCAAAATATGGTGTAATTGTTATGTCAGAATATCCTGCTGATTTTCAAGCAATGGGTTGTCCTGATAAAGTAGCACAACCTGAAAATGCACCTCTTCGATTTTGGGGAGGAATTATTGCAGCGTCAGATTGTTTCTTAGGATGCGATAGTGTAGGTCAACATATGGCTTATGCATTACAAACACCAGCAGTTGTCTGTGTAGGTGCAACTTTTCCTGAAAACGTTAGTTATGAAGATAACGAAAGATTTCAAGTTTTAGATGTTGCTCCTGATAGACGCCAATATGATCCAATTCGTATCTCAATGGAAGATGCTATTCAACGAAAGAATGATGGAATTATGAAATTAGATGATAAAGCAATTTCTGATGTTATAAAAGAAATTGATAAAAAGATTGCTAGCGCAAATGGGAGAGCATAATGAGTGATGTTTGGATTGCGGGTATTTCTCGAGGTCATAACGGAGCAGTATGTCTTCTAAAGAACGGAGAAATTGTTTTCTCTATTGAAGAAGAAAGACTAAGTCGTAGAAAATACGATGGTGCACCTTTAGCTGGTATGTTAAAAATTCAAGAATATACTAAAAAACTTGATTACTTAGTATTAGTTCATACTCAAGGAATACATGTTGGTGGAAGACTTGAGTTTTCTGGAGATGATGTTTATAGTGGTCTTGCTCGTAAAATAGGTTTGATCGAAGATAGAATGTGCTCAATAGATGAGCATCCTCAGGTTATTGAAATAAGTGATTGGCATCATAAAATGCATGCTGCAGCTGCTTTCTATAGATCACCATTTGAATCTGCAGCTGTTGTTGTTGCTGATGGTGCTGGTTCTGTTATAGCTTATAAAGATCAAATCACTAATAAAGATGTTGGCATATGGGAATATGAAACTATTTTTGAAGCAGCATATCCAGCAATTTTTAAAACTCGATATAAGCATATGGGTACAGCTGAAACAATCATGCCTCATCATCAAAAAGAAGTTGATGGAGAATTTATCGGTGAACCCGGAAACATGATTGAAATAATGACTGACGATCGTGTAGGAATTACTAAAGTGTATGAAGCTGTAACATCATTTTTACAATGGCAGCCAATTGAAGCTGGTAAGACTATGGGTTTATTTCCCTATGGTGTAGAGAATCCAAAAATACCTCCTTTCTTTGATAAGTATGCTCCATGCCCAGGTACTATTAATAGAAATATGATTATGCCAAATACACCAAACGGTGCATTTTTAAATGTTAATTTTTACGAGTTCTTAGGTGCACATGAAGAAGACTTTGCAACTACTGGCGGTGATATAACTAAGTTAGATATCGCAAGAGATATTGCTTATAAATGTCAAAAAGAAACACAAGCTGAACTATTAAAACTTATTAGAAAAGCTGCTGAAGATACAGGAAATAATAATGTTATTGTTACTGGTGGGTATGCATTAAATTGTGTTGCTAACTATGAATTCTTACAGCATTTAAAAGAAGATGGTATTACATTATATGTAGAACCTATTTCTAATGATGCGGGTACTGCAATTGGCGGTGCATTGTACCATCACTACATGATGACAAATGATGATGAAATTAGAGATTATGGAAAAACATTGTATCTTGGTCCAAAACAAGAATGGAATCAAGATGATGTAAAAGCTTTAATGAATGAAGAAATGACGCTAACTGATGCTACACATGAAGACGTAGTAGATCTTTTAGTTGATAAAAATATAGTTACCATCTTCCAAGGACGTTCTGAGAACGGTCCTAGGGCATTAGGAAATAGATCAATATTGTTCGATCCTACATTTCCTGATGGTAAAGATTACGTGAATAGTGTGAAGAATCGTGAATATTTCCGGCCTTTTGCTGGAACAGTTCTTGAAGAAGACGCCCATGAGTGGTTCGATCTTCGTGGTATGCAAAAATCACCTCACATGATGTACGCAGTAAATTGCCAACCTGGAGTTGAAGACAAGATTCCTAGCATTATTCACGTAGATGAAACATGTCGTATTCAAACAGTAAGTGAAGAAGAAAATAAACACTACTATAATTTGATTAAGGCATTTAAGAATAGAAAAGGTGTTCCAATTCTATTTAATACTAGCTTTAACTTAGGTGGAGATCCATTAGTTGAGACTATCGCGGATGCAATTGATACATTAAAGAAATGTGATATTCAATACATGTATCTTCCTGAAATTGAAATGTTATTAAAGGTACCAAACTAATGTTGTGGCTAAAAAATCCAAGTCCAGATAACGCATTACATACTATTCAACATGATGCGTTAGATGAAGAATCAATTAAAATTTTAGAAGAGTATGTTTCTAAGAACGAATTAGTTGCTGCTGAAACAAATCAAAGCGATCCTGATAATGTTAAGCCAGATGATCAAGCAATACGCAAAACTAATATTATGTGGATTGAAAATAATGATCAAACAGCAGGTCTTTATTGGAATATTGCTAATTTAATCAATGGTGCTAATAATGGAAAATTTAAATGTGATATCAATATGATTGAAACATTACAATATTCTGAATATGAAGATGGTGGACACTATCAAATGCATGTCGATCAAGGCATGATTAGTGCTGTTCCTGGTGAGGACATTCGAAAATTATCATTTAGTATTCTACTAAGTGATGAGAATGAATTTGAAGGTGGTGAATTAGATATTACTGCATTCTCTCCAGAAGGAGGAGCTATGATTAAAAACGATATTTGTATCTTCCCGTCTATGTTACCTCATAGAGTTAATCCAGTTACAAAAGGAAAAAGGCGAGCTCTTGTTGGTTGGATAAAGGGTCCTGCTTGGATCTAAACTAACTTTTGCGCGAATTCTAAGAATGTATCGTATATTAGTGTTCTGTTTTTTAATGCCTTATTTGCAAAGCTGTTCAACTTGGAAAGATCCTCAGATTCAGTACAAACCAGGACAGGAAGTAATCCGCATTTCATGGCCATTTTAGCATCAATTACTTTATCGCCTACGTAATAACCACTTTTATATGGTACATTAAATTCGTCTCTTAAGCGTCTTAACATTCCAGGTTTTGGTTTAGCAAAGAAATCCTGCTTATTATTTGATTCATTATATAGTATTCCATCAATACTAGGACAACCTGCTTCTCCTAACAATTTAAGAGTGTATTGATCTATTTCTTCAACTTGCTCATGTGTAATTAACTTTGCAGAAATGCCAGGTTGATCATGTATCATAGCAACTTTAAATCCTTTACGCCTAAGTATATTAACTGCAATGAATGAAGATTTAATAGGAACAGCGTTTTCTATAGAAGTAATCGGAGATCCATCAGTTTCAAACATTACACCATCACGATCAAAAGCAATTAAAGGACGTGGGTACTTAGCATTTAATTGAATCCTACTAAGTCCATAATCTTCTCCTGCATCAGGCGTTCCTGATAAACCTAGAACTTTATCACTAGGTTCTTCTTGCCACATATTAAAGCTCATAATTTATATAATCCTCTACCTTTTTGAATGACATATCAATTAAATTTTGTAATTTACCTGTATGTGCACATGTATAATCTTGATACTGTCCTTTCAATTCTTCGGGCATAACTACATAATCAATTTCAACTTCACCAAGTTTATCAGCAATTGCTAATGCTATAGTTTCAAAGCTAGTTGTTATTCCTGTTCCTACATTATATATGCCTGACGGTTTACCAATCATTTTTTCATGAACCTTACATATATCTTCTACGTGTATAAAATCGCGAACATATCTATCTGAATTTTTAAAAAGTTTTATATATTTCTGATTTATAGCTTGGTCATAAAATTTTGTAACAGGAGAAGCTTGGTCACCTTTATGTTCTTCCATAGGACCATACACATTAAAGTATCTAAACCCTTGAATTTTAGTACCAAACTCACCGTAAAGATGTGTCATATATTTGTCTAAATAAAACTTTGACCAAGCATATCCATTCATAGGTGATTTATTATTACTGCCTTCTTTAAAATCTTCAGGAGATTTACCAAATCCATACACGCTTGCAGAAGAAGAATATTGAATTGGTATTTTATTCTTGGCACACCTTGCAACTAATTCAATAGTAAACTTATAGTTACGATCATATAGTTTATCAGCGTTTCTTTCAGTAGTTGAAGATACTGCTCCACAGTGGATTACATGGTCAATTGAATCCCATGGCAAAGCCCAATTAAATGGCCAATCCATACCAATAATATCATGGCCTAATTTTTTAAAATACTTAATCATATTTTTACCAATGAAACCATTGCTACCTGTTATTAAAATCTTCATGTAGTTTCCTCCATCACTTTTGCTAATTTATTCATATCAATCATATAAGTTCCTATAGTTTTAACTGCTTCACCTGCCATAATATTAGCAACAATAACTGATTTATATATAGGATAGTTCATATCACAGCAAATTGCTAACGCAGCTGTAAACGTATCTCCTGCTCCAGTTACATCATACACATTTGTTTCAACAGCAGGATAATGTTCAATAGTATCACCTACATATAAAACACCTTCGCTTCCTAATGTAACCATAAAATGTTGAATATCAAGGTTATCTCTAACTTGACGTGCATGTACTAAGAGATCCTTTGCACTTAGATCTGTTTCATTTATATAACTTTCAAATTCTTTTTTATTAGGTTTAAGAATATATGCACCTTTATATTGACTTAAACATTTCTTAGGATCTACTATTACTCTTTTACTTTTAGAAATAATATTTTGTGCATATTTGATTGTTCCTTTATTGTAATCAGATAATACAACAACATCGTATTCATTATAAATTTTAAAATCATTTTCTACGATAGTGTCTTCAATATATCTTTCACTATCAACTCTTGACATAACATGGCCGTCACTCAATATTCTTATTTTGTGAGGCATAATATTTGTTTTAGCTACATGTCCATGTGGACTTAATTTTTTGAATATATAGTAATGGATATCATCACAGTAACCATATAACGAAACATCGTTAGTTACTGCTTTAATATTCATATAAGTATTACCAGCACCACCTAAAGAAAGCTTTTTGCTCTTTAGATCAACAATTGGAATGGGTGCTTCCGGTGATAATCGTGTAGACGAGCCATACCAATATTCGTCTATTATGATGTCGCCTATGACATGAATCATTATTTTACTCCATGAGGTTATTTATGGCACTACGTGACTTACTAAAAGACATCCACAACGAAGCTGAAAACACAGAGTTTGCAACGCTTCTTATGAGTGGTAATATGTCTCCTGAACTATACGGTTTATATTTAAACCAACAATTTCATATTTATTCAGCTTTAGAAAACAGAGCTTATAAATTCCCATTTTATTTAGACAGTCTTAGAAAAATGGGAAGAATGATGCCGCTTGAAACCGATCGAGTTGGTTATGTTTATCCTGATAAAATTCTACCTACTACTAAAAAGTATATGAAATATTGCGGCCAATTAAGAGAAGATCAAGTTATTGCTCATTTATATGTTCGCCACTTCGGTGATATGTACGGTGGGAATATGATCCAAAAGAAAATTCCTAAGTGTAATAGACCATCAGAAGCTATGCATACAGAAGGTTTATATTACTTGTTCGAAGAGAAGAAAGAAAACATTTCCATAATGAGAAACCTATTAAATGATGATATGGCAGATGAATGTAAGATAGTATTTCAATACGCAATCGATTTATTTAAGGAGTTAATGGACTATGATATTCCCGAAGCTTATATCAGCAGCATCGGATCTCCAGGAGTTGCTGGAATCAAAGACGGATCTCAAGCAACTGCATGATTTCCCTTGGCCAGCAATATCATATGGACCCTGCAAACATTTTAGAAGAGCAGACTTATGTATCATTGATGTAAGAGATAGGAAAAAACTATGGATGCTTCATCTTGTAGTTTATCCTCATTTTGACGATGGTTCTCCAATCTATGGCTTTGATATTATTGCTGGACCTAATAAGGTTACCGGAGCCTTTCATGACTTCTCTCCTTGTGATCCTAATAATACTATTATAACACAGTTTGGAGAGAATGTAAAGGACTTTATGCCAAAAAAGCAAAGAGAATTGCCTGATTGGGCAAAAAACATATTCAGTCCATATATGATTGCTGCAGGAAATGTTAGAGGCGATTCTGAAGAATTAGATGAAATACTTTCTTTATCCTTATTAAATTTAGAAATGCTTTTAAATATGATTGGAACCAACAAAGGTGATGTTGATTATAAGCCTCATCAATCGTGGTATGTTTATAACCAAAGACAAAATCCTCACACTTCAAGAGTGATGGAATCTTTGGGTATTGATAAAGAAACTGTAAGGAAATATATAGATGAATGTTTATGGCCTGTTGAAGAAGCTTGGATGGACAGCCGTCCTGTTCTTCACGATTAAAGGTTGCATTTGGTTACTTCTTTTTTATTTTGGTTTTGAGGTATTTCAATACACAACTAATTGATGAACCGCTGTCGCCTGGATCAGCTGGAACCCAAACATTAGCAGCGAGTTCTTTTAATTTATTTTGTATTCCTTTGTTATGCGCACAACCACCAGATAGAATAACATTAGTAATACCAGTTTTATTAATCCAATAATTACACATTTTTAAAACTATTTCTTCAAATACAATTTGAGTAGTTGCTGCGATTTCTTCTTGTTTATAACTAGAAAATTTGTTTCCAACTCCTCTATGCAAATTGTCAACAAATATAGGACGCCATATATGAGGGATAATCATTCTTTGAATATCTCTATACAAATATCTATTAAAGTATATTTTATTTGAAATTGATTCAAATAAGCTTTCGTCTTTATTTGGAATTAATCCAGAAGCCTTTACCATTGAACTGTAAAACAAACCTAAGCTATCTGGATAATTTTGTTTTCCTAAACATTTAAGCTTGTTTTCTTTATGACCCATGTATAAAGCTTTAGATGTTCCTTTCCAAACAGAAGTACAATTATATTCTCCGATAGAATCCATTACAAATATTAAAGCTTCTCGAAAATCTGTTTGATAAAACGCTGCAGCATGTGCACCATGATGAGACACATAAGTCCATGGACACTTAATACCTAAATCTTTTAATATTTTACTAACGTTGTTTCTACTAATAAAATTGGGCTGGCCAGCTCTCATTTGTCTTAAACCCTTTAAATAAGGATTCTCAAACCACACCACCTTTTCAGGTGGGGCGATATTTTTAGCTTTTTCTATATCCTTTATAGACGTATATCTAAACGAATCAATCAACAAGTTATTATGAAAAATTGATAGTGTTGCATCATGGCCGCTTGACATTCCCCAATAGATCATTTTTGAGAATCACCTTTTGCTATTCTATAATTATCTTCAACGGAATCAGGTGTAGATACTTCAATTAATATTCCTGCTTCAACGCAACTAACTTGGTGAGGTTCACACGGATCGTTATGATAAACGTCACCTTCCTTTAAATCAACAGTTGCAACGCTAGCGTCTTCAGTTGAAATTTTCATTACTTTAAACTTACCATTAAGGCATAGCCAAGTTTCCATTTTTTCTTTGTGAAAATGCATAGAGAATTTAGAACCTGCTTTAAATGATAATAGCTTACCGCAGTATTTATCATTTGAAGCGAAGATAAATTCATGTCCCCAACCTTTTTTTACAAAGCCGTTAAGTCTTGTCATTTATAAAATCCAATATTTTTGATGATGATTGTCCAGGCATAGTGTCCATAATTTTAATCCATGCGAGGCCTCTTCCAACTACAAATTCAGGCTCATAGTCACCACCTTTAGTAATCATATAAGGTTTAACCTTTTTGATTAACTCAAGCGGAGTATCTTCTTCGAAGATAATAACCTTATCCACATATCTAATTGCTTCGAGTACTTGTTTTCTTTGGTCTTGTGTATGATAAGATTTTCTCTTTATTCGTTTCATACTCTCATCAGAATTTAATCCTACGATTAATGCTGTACCATGAGATCTTGATTCTTTTAAGTATTCTATGTGTCCAGGATGTATTATATCAAAACATCCATTAGTAAACACTATTTTGTCTTCATTCAACTGATTCTCCACTTTTGTTTTTATATAAATAGAACTAATAAATAATATTATTATACCACAGTTTTCGGCAAATGTACAGGAAAAAATATGGCAAATCCTAATTCACGTTCATCATTACTCGATTATTGCCTCAGAAAACTTGGGGCACCTGTACTTGAAGTTAACGTAGACGCAGATCAACTCGAAGATCGAATCGACGAAGCTTTACAGGTGTACCAAGAATATCATTCTGATGCAACAGTAAAAACCTATCTTAAACATTTAGTAACTACAACAGACGTAACCAATAAGTATATACCTATATCGTCTAGTATTATATATGTCTCTCGTTTGTTGCCATTCTCAAGTGCATCAAGTTCAAGTTCTAACATGTTTGGTGTAAAATACCAAATGATGCTAAATGACATATCAGATTTACAAAATTTTGCAGGTGATTTAGCATATTACGAGCAAATGCAACAATATCTATCACTTTTAGATATGCAGCTTAATGGAACACCTACAGTTAATTTTGCAAGACATCAAAATCGTTTGAATATATTTGGAGATTTTGAAGATCAAGATATAAAAGCAGGTCAATATGTTATCGCAGAAGTTTATCAAATTGTTGCTCCTAATTCGCATGTATCAGTATATAATGATATGTGGCTTAAAGATTACACAACCCAATTGATTAAACAACAGTGGGGTGCAAACCTTATTAAATTTGAAGGAATGCAACTTCCAGGTGGTGTTACTCTTAATGGTAGACAAATATATGATGATGCAACGGCTGCGTTAGAAGCACTTATGGAAAAATTAAAACTAGAACACGAACTTCCACCTGATTTCTATATAGGATAACAAAATGGCCACTAATGTTAACTTCAGCGATAGAGTCACGTCTGAGCAAAGATTATACGAAGATATCGTAATTGAATCTTTAAAGATGTTTGGTCAAGACGTGTATTATCTACCTCGCACATTAATCAATGAAGATACAATTTTCAATGAAGACATTCCTTCTAAATTTAGTAATGCATATAAGATTGAAATGTACATTGAAAACGTTGATGGATTTGAAGGTGAAGGAGATATCTTCACGAAGTTTGGTGTGGAAATGAGAGATGAAGCTACCTTTGTAGTTTCACGTAAAAGATTTGGAAACGCTGTTATTCAATATGATAACGAAATTACAGCAGAACGACCTGAAGAAGGTGATTTAATATATCTCCCATTATCAAAAAGTTTATTTGAAATTGGACATGTTGAAAGAGAATTGCCATTTTACCAATTAGCAGCTCTTCCTACTTTTAAGATGAGATGTAGTCTATTCGAATATTCAGATGAGCAATTAGATACAGGAGTTACAGGTGTTGATGATATTGAAGTTTATTCAACGTATCAATATGTTATTGGTTATACAAAACCAATTATTGGAACAGCTACAGCCTCACTCTCCGGAGGTGTGGTTTCAGAGGT